TAAGAAACATTGTTCTGATTTCATCCAAGCTGATTTCAAAATGAACTTCATACTCTTTACTCCTTTTCTTTAGTGAAGATTTCAGTGTAGAAGTCTTTTTCATTAATCTATGGAAGATTTTCTTGGCGAAATGGCCGTGGTGTTTCTTTAACACTTTAATGAATTTCTCTTCCCATGATTTAACTTTTCCTCTACGTATTACATTCTTTTTGTATGCCACATATATATCCTCCTATAGCAAAGCGAATGAAAGAAATGTATGTAGTTTCCAAAACCTAAATGTTACAGTTACTGAACTTTCATCATCTGTCTTCACTTTTGTGTAACCAAAACCTATAAAATCAAAAAAGGTTATTAGTCCACCTCCATCGTTATACGTTATCTTTACCATTAAGACCTCCTTACACGATCAACTTTTTGTATAGCAAAACCTGAAATACCCATTCCATCTTCAGCAGCTTTAATTGCGTCTTGTCTTGCTTTCTTTTTATCGATTTCTACTTTGTATCGTTTATAGTTATCGCTAATAGCATCTTCATCAGTGACCTCGATAGGCCCCCATGTTTGATACAGTTTGTATTTAGTTGTATCTGTTTGGAATATTCCATCATTTCCTACTGTGTTAATTATCATAGGTAGTAATGATTTGTTAAAATAATCCTCAGTCTTTTTTATTGCATTTTTCCTAGCACGTAATCTTTTGATTTCATCCATATGTGTTTTTATTTCAGCATCAATTAGATTAGTGTTCTTATTCATAGAAACTATAAAATGATCTATGTTAGATGTTTTACGTCCTATTTCTACTTTGACTTCTTCAATTGCATTATCAATTACAGTTAAAGCACCAGTATCTTCTGGCGCTAGTAGTTCTTGATTATCCTTATCAATTTGTAAGTCAATTAGTGTACCTATTAGGTCTCTTGTTGTTGGTTTATTAGACATGTGTCCTCCGTAGTCTAAAAGATGGTGTCCATTCTAAATGTGTTTCAAATAGTTCACCATCCGTGTTTTTAAGTAACTTTACTTCTTTGACTTGGCTATTTGCTTGTCCGTTAAGACCAATAACCTTTCTAGAAGCATTTTCTATTGCACCACTACCTTTACCTGCATAAAGGTCTAATACTTCGTTTCTGCTGTATTCTCGACTTACCTGCGATACTTGTACTATAATAACATCAAGATTTACAGCCATATTTGATAGTCCGTGACTAATGTGTTTGATTTGTTCGTACTCGCCTTTAACATTGGCTGGAGTTTCAACTAAATCTATATAGTCAACTATTACCATAGATGGTTGTATTTCTGATATTTTCTGTTGTATCTGCTCTAAAGTCGGGGAGACAGTCTGAACTGTAATGTGCTGCACTTTGTCTTTCACTAGAGGATATATTGATCTATAGTCAGCTGATACCGTTTCTTTTGGTTGGTTAGCCGCTATTTGTAATGAACGTCTATGCATATACCAACCTGATAACTCTAAAGAGAGGTATAGTGTAGGTATTTGTGCGTTTACGTCAATTCTATCTTCACAGTGATTGTAACCTAAAGCTATATTGTGCGCCAGTGTAGTCTTACTACTACCTGTTGGGCCAAATATAGTTACGAGGTCGCCTGGATAAAACACGCAGTCAGAGTTAAGTCCTAGTGATTTTGCAAAGTTATAACTTCTACCTGTAAAATCAGTTGTTAATCGACTTTCTAGATCTTTCTGCATTGCTTCGGCATCTAAAACATCTACAAAATAATCTTTACGTTTATAGTGTACACATTTAGGGTTACATAGGCTTGACATAAGTTCGTCTCTGCAGCCATACTGGTAACCTTTGTTATATGAATATTCTACTTGTTTGATTATTTCTTGTTCATGCAACTGTCCATCATTCCATTGTAACATGGCAGCCTTAGTTGCGTCTGAAGGTATTCCATTACGTCTATAATGAGATACCATTCTTAGTAGTGTTTTATGTCTAGAACCTTGTTGTGGTCCTTGATTGTACATTGCTTGTATGCATGTAGCCACTTTTTTTGGCTCCATAACTTTACCCATTTTTCTACTTATTTGTTGGTTAGTTACAATGTGTTCTTCTAATTCACCGTCTCCTAGTAATTCTGTATATGGAAATTCCATTCGAGGTGTTTTAGCAAGATCATGTATCTTTTGCCAAGTACTAGACATTATTTCTTTGTAGGTAAGGGGTACTTTATATAAGCCAGTTTTATTATTTATTGTATGAGCTACACGATATAAGCCTGTTCTCATATATACCATAGAATCAATTTCAGGTAACATTTTCATTAATGTATCCTTTACTTGAAAAGGCAATTCCTCTCCAGGTGTAAAATTGAATACTGAATTAGGTATAATTATATGGTAACCAGAACCACTGAAGAATACTCTAAAGTTATGTTCTTGTAGGTCGTATTCATCTGTAAGCGCAAAGACTATTGCTTGACATTTACGTAATGTAAAGTCATCCGTATTCTGTTCTCTATCAATATCTATTAAAATATTATCAATAGCTCTGGAACCATAATAACTACGCAAACTGTTAGAATTTGAATCTGCAAAATCAACAGCATCATGCGTATAAGTATACATAGACCTATACAGAGGAACGCCATTCATATGAGTAGGCAGTTCTTGTTTAGGAATGAGAACCCCCCGATTTCGAGGGGTCTCTTTCGCTATTTCTATATACTTATAGGTTTGCAATGTCTATATCACTCATCGTGCCTGATCCATTCATTACAACAGGTGTTGATTGTTGTGTCATGTTCTCAGGTGCTTCTTTGATGTAGCCTTTGCTTCTCAAGAAGTCGATATAGCCTTGCAGTTCTTTTGGAGCGTCAGGTGTATCAGCCATTACTTTATTATGTACAGTAGTATATGTCTGACCGTTCTTAGACAATTCTTTGTATACAAATATAGTTAATTTTGTACCGATATATTTGTTTAGATAATCTACAATATTGTCTACAGGGTGCTCATTAGAGTCAACCCATTTACCTAGGTGATTAATACCACCTTGCTCTCCAAGAGCATCAAGTAAGAATGTAATGTGCTTTAACAAAGTACAATCTTTGATTTGTCCATTAGTTTCTTTGTCGAATGAGCCACATATTTTAAGTGTACGAGGATACTCGCTACCTTCTACGTTAAACTCAAACTTAAGATATACTTCTGCCCAAGAACTAAATCGTTCTTTTTCGCATGTAATCTTAGATAATGTACCTGTTTTTACACCTAGCCAGTTTCCGCCTGACTTTTTTACTTCTGATCTCATAATTGCCATATTATTTGTCCTCCTTATAGGATTTTATTTCGTTCATAATTGCTTGAAAATCAAATGGTAATGCTTTATTTGCTAAAGGTCTTAGTCTAGAGCCAACCATTCTTTCGTCGTAACCCTCAAATGATACTTCATATTCTTGGGTTTGTTTGTTTACAGTAGCATAGCCAATAACATCTGCTTTAGCGCATAATGTTCTGCCTAAACCACTTGGTAGGGAAGGGGCTAGTTGAGCTTTATCATCTGTCATAGCTGTCTGCTTTGCATGTGATATAAGAATAAGATTACCGCCTTTTTGTTTTAGAAAGTCTTGCAACTTTTTAACAATATCAGCGTTCTTTCTCTTAGCTGCAGCCCAGTCACTGCCCCATGAACCGTCGCCCATCTCTTTGATACCTAAATCTTGTTTAACAACAGTTTCTATCCAGTTGTTAACTTGATCGATAGTGTCGATTACAATAGTATCATAAGGATATTCGTCCCAGTTCTTCATTAAATCAGCAAGTATTTCTGCTAATGAATAAACGTGCATCTGTTGACCTTTATTTGGGCCACCTCTGTAATAATATCCACGTTCATCTGTTGGCACAAGTTCGATTACTTCTGCGCCATTTTTTGTTACGGCTACACCGTCTTTCATTTGTGTTCTAGTTGGTGGGTTTAATCCACAACAAGTAACAACATTTGCCTTGTCTACAAAATCAGCGCCTAAGTCTGTATCTATAACAAGTACACCGTCTGATCCTTTATCTGACCAGTTGCTTGCTTGTGTTGTTTTACCTGTTTTAGGTTGGCCTATAAAATACCATGTGATACCACCTGGTAAAGTATCTGACCAATCTGTTTTTATTGTATTTACTTGTAGCATATGCCTCCTAATTTTAGAGACACCTATCCCACTATAAGAGTTGTGGATAGGTAAGTAGTAGGACAGATGTCTCTGCGTTTGTTGCAGACGTAGTTAAATACGCTGTTCCGTATGCTGAAACTACGCTGCTTCGATTATATTAACTTTCTGAGGTTTTACGAGATGTTCTCTACGTAAACTCACAGGACCTAACGACCCCCAAATGTACGCATAGTACAATCTATTTTGCAAGACATTAAATGCCTGAGCAAGGCCATATGAGGCTGCTAGACTGCCACAAAATATCGTGTGTTTTGCTGTACAGGGGTCATCAGGAATTGAGGAGCTTGGTGCATATGAATCCATGAAATAATCGGACTCTCTGGTCACAGTTATTATCTCAAAACCCAATGCACCCATTCTCATGTCAATGAGAAATTCTCTATCTGGATTTTCTTTCCATTGTTTATACACTTCTAGTCTACATTCCATATTATCTGGAGTTAAAAATACCTTATTTGCTAAAGGATTACCTTTTTGCCAATAGTGAGATATAGGTTTAACATTTATTTTACTATTTAGACTAAGTAGTGTATCGAATGCTGCTTTTACTTTTTGTGTATTTAAGAACTTTTCTGGCCATGATGTTGTGGATAAGTTGTGTTCCTCTAACGTATCTGGATCCCAGACTGTTATTTTCTTAAATCCCATAATAGCAGCATTTTGTAGTAATGCGGAGCCGATACCACCAGCTCCTATTACTGTTATTTCATCTAATCTTGATTGATTAATGAGGTCTTTGTTACGTAGGTAGCGGTCTGCCATATTCATCTACTCCTATTTTCTTTAGTTTAGCGTTTAATGCTCTTTTCTTGATTCTTCCTCTTTCATAGTCAAGCATAATAGCATCATACTCAGCAAATTGAGTGTATGTTGGTGGTTTATACCCGTTATATGACGCAAAATCAAGTTCGTCTTCATATCTATCTGCATACGATTCTGTTTGCGTTTTATAAAGCGGTGTATTTTTGCTTCTTTCTAAGTTGAACAAACTTGGTTGGTAGTTTCCAGTATTAACTATATTTGTTCTGTTTTGCGGTTGTTTGCTCTTTCTTTTCTTAATAGTAGCAGCTTGCTTTTTCCATTCGGCATTTTCTATTTCTGTACTTTCTATCTCTATATCATCAATAATTGTGATGTGTATTTGACCAAATTGATCTGGATAGCTTGTACCAAAGTATAGCTCTTTGCCTGGTTTACTAGATACTACAAGTGAGTAATAAAACATACCTTCATTTGCACCATCTATCATCTGCTGATTATCTGTTCCACTAAAGAATGAGCCCATACTATGATGAGAGTGTATGTTGCCTTGTACCCAAGTTTTACCTATCTCAGGAAACTCTTGTCTTAATGGCTTATATATTTTAATTAGTTCCTTGCCGTCCCAATCTGTTTCTGAAGCCGTGCCAAGATGTAATGGATGCCAATATTCTAATGTTATAATAGATGGAAATCCATTTTCATCAGTTATTTGTGAATACCATGCTGGACCAGACCATTCTAAACTTGGGAATTGTTTAAGAAAATAATGTACCTTGGACATCATCGACTCCCTGATGATTAACTTTGGTTCTGTTGAGTTCATTTATGAACCTCCTTTTATCTTTTTCTAATTGACTTAATGCAAGCGTATACGCATTTTTCTTTATTATAGAGTATTGTTCTTCTATTTCTGAATACACTACATCGTTTTTTACCGATTTTAAATATGCTGACGCTTTTGCTGATTCTGGTGATCTTTTTCTTAGTAATATCATGAAGTTTGCTAGTTTTCTACCTGCAGGCCATAGGTCGTCAACAAATTCTGTTACGTTAGTCCTGCCGTTTGCGTATTTTTGTGTTTTTTCATGTAATTCTAAGACCATGTTTCTATCTTCAGCTGGTAATGATACTGTATACCTACTATTTACCTCATATCTAAATCTATGATGCCTACAATTGTATATATCGTTGGCCATTTTTCTTAGATATACTAGTTTTTCTGGAGTTAAATCACCGTTATACTGTGCTTGAAGTGATACTAAGAATATTCTTACAAACTCAAATGCTTGATATATTGTAAGTTCTCCTAATTTCA